TATTCTAACTCTGGGTTTTAAATATCCGTCTTTTGAAATATTCCATTCTATTTCCTCTACTGTCGCATCTTTCATATCTACATTTTCTTTATATGCAAAACTATATGGAGGATTACCGTCAGTATTACGGGGATGTTTATTAATATCAGAAATAATAATACCATCAATTTCGTATATTGAAATTAGCTTACGTTGTTTCAGAATAGAACTAAGATTTTGAAGAGTGAGTTTGTCGAATGTTTCAATTTCAAATGGACTAACAATGAGTTGTAGTTCAGTTTTAATATTATATTGTGAATCTATCGGATACCATGGTTCAACAATTTCATAAAACACAAGATCAATATCTTTCAAAATTGTTCCATCTACCTTTTTCGCATTAACTTGCCCCGCTACAAAATTTCTCGGATTGGCCGCAATGTCTGCATATTTTGTCTCAAACGTATTTTTGGAAATTATAATTTCACCTCTTAACACTATTCTGTCTAACTTGTTTTGTTTGATCCATTGTTTGATATTGTTTATGTTTTTTATATTAAGATATTGAATAAGATGTGTTATATTAGAACCAATTGTTCCATCACCTCTTGTATATAAATTCATAGAATCATCTGCACCAACAATAAATAGGGCAGATATGCCGTCCAATTTATCAGAAATTAGAAATGGTCCCTTGAATTGTTTTTTGAATTTATCAAATTGGTCTACGTTTTCCATCTTGATTTTTGACATACTGCCCATATGATATGGTAGCTTAACTTTATTTATTGAATCAACTGTATAACCAACCCGTTTGAATATTTTATTTTCAGGATCTAATATCAACAATTTATTCATCAATTCATCAAATGTATAATCATCCATCACAGATACACCATTATGGTATTTATCATTTGCTGTATTTATTATGACTTCATATAATTTAATGTCATTAACAGTATTAATAACATCATCAATATTATCATCTAATATTTTATAAATATCATCATTAATGATTTTACCAGCTTTAATATATTTTTTAAGGGTCTTAGAATAGTCCATTATATATATGAGTATAGTGTTATTTTTCTATATTCATATATTTATAAAATCAATTTTTTTATATGAAATACGATCGTAACAATTATGTGTTTTTTTAAAATTGTTTAACAAATTAGAAAAAGACGAATAAGAATGACCATATATTTCTTCACAATTTATACCAAATAAATAATCAATAAAAGCATTCTCTTCAAAATTAAAATGTTGTAAATGTTCTTCATTTTTAAATATAATATTAGAATTGTTATTATTATTGTTAAGCATATTTTTGATATTTGTGGACGCAATATATGTTTTTATTGATTTATTTTTATAATTAATATTATCAATTAAAAAGTCCAGACTGTGCATATGTTGTATTTTAAAATGATTAATAAAATCTGATTCATATCTATAATGTAACATATTATATTTTTCATCGTTTGGGAATAATTGTGTTTTAATCTCTTCATATTTATCAATTATTTTTTTTGATGGTTTTATATCTTTATAAATATCTATTACAATATTTTTGAATCTATGAATTGCCCAAAACTGTTTCAAAATAATAAATTCTTTATCAGTGTGTTTTAATTGATTTAATATATTATCAAATCCGAATATTTCAATCGCACGTTTGTTTTCTAAATTATGTGTATTATTTTCATTTAATTTGTGTAATTTATTAAATACGTCATATTCAATGTATAATGGATATTTTTTAAAAAAATCATCGTTGAATAATTCAGTAAATCTAACATTCGTCCATGAACACAGATCTGGATTTCTAAATGAGGCATATCTAAATGTGAATTGAATATTATTTATTAAACAAAAATTTAATCCACATGCAATATCATAAAATTGATTACATAAACCACTATGTGTGTCAAATATTAGAATCATATATTATTATTATAATTATAATTATATATTATTATTCGGTTGATAACCCACTAATTAGTACATAATTGTATCCACTCTTTATACTTCAATTTGTCATCAAATATGGGTCCAGGATGAATGTTATTGTATTTTTTTGCAATATCTTCCGACCAATTATATAGGTCTTTATTTGGAACATTTGATAAATGTGGTAGCCATCTTTTAATATATATACATTCGTTATCGAATTTTTTTATCTGAATATTTCCTATGTTCATTGGACGTCCTGAAAGTGGAGCATTTGGAGCACTATATTTTTTCCCTGGCATATCGAACTCTGTGATCCATTGATGATTCATTTTATTTTGGGACGGACCTATTGCATCCACCAAATACTTACTATATCCAACTTGTGATCCATATTTCGGATCAAATATATCTATTAACAAATATTTCGTCCAAAATGTTCCCAATATCATCCTCAGTCGTCCATGCAAAAATCCTGTTTCTTTCATTTGTTTCATACCTGCATCTATTAATAAAAATCCAGTTTTGGATTCAATCATTTTTTTCCAATATTCTTCCATTAATTTGTATTTTTTTGAAGATTTTGGTTGATAACAAGACCATTTTAATTTATCATAACGATTATCCATATGATGATATTCATTGCCATCTGGTAAATATCTGGCTGCACATAAATAAAAATCTCTCCAATATAACTGTTTGATCAATTCAGTATTTTTACCAAGTGTTTTTAGAAAAATTTTATATATTTCTCTTACTGATACTGAACCCATATTTAAATATGCACTTATATTTGAGGTCTCGTATGATAAAGTATTACGGTCCGCATTATATTTTTTCAAATGGTTTATTGATTTGTTTTTTAAACGAGCTAAACAATTTAATCGTCCAGCTGTGTTCCACTGTTCGGTTGAATCGCTACCTATTAACGATGGTTCCATTAATGATTCAAAATCTTTAAACTCTATTGAACTAAATAATTTATTTAATGTTTTTTTTATAATAAATTTTTTATATTCTTTTTTATATGTTAGAGGGTCGCACACATTGATTTTAGTTGCATGTTTATAATAAGCTCCATATTGTTTATATGCAAGTTTATTGTTAGAATCTTTCAACATATCAGACCATGGAATTAAACAATAATCTGACATTTCATCATCATTAATTATTTTTAAATTATAATCAGTTGCAATCTTATCTAAAGATGCATCTCTTTTTACACTATATTTACTATAATCTTTATTGTAAGCAAATATTAAATCATCATCATTATGTTTCTTTAAATTTTTAATAATCATTTCAAGACATTTTTTTGGTTCATCATACATAACTAATAAATCTGAACCAATCTTTTGATATTCTTTCTGTAAATCAATAACTGACTGAATCACAAAATATGCACTCTTAGAACTATAATAATTTTTATTTTCATTGTTTAATATTATCTGTGTCGGATCGAAAAAAAATACCGGTATTATTTTTGCATTTTTTGTTTTTAAACATTTATATAGACCAATATTGTCATCTATACGCAAGTCACGTCTATGATTAAATATTATTATTGTCATTATTATAATAATATATATTATTATTATAATTTATACACGTTTTTTTAAATACGACTCATTTTTTAACACGACTCTTTTTTTTTAATACATACGACTCATTTTTTTTAATACATACGACTCATTTTTTTTAATACATACGACTCATTTTTTTAGATCATTTTCGTGTTCCTTTTCGTGTTCCTTTTCGTGGTCCTTCTAAAGTATATAACATTCTATATATATACATATATATTTGATCAAATATTGGAAATTTCTTTCCAAACAGCAATATTTTGAATCACTCCCAATACATTAACTAATTTAAAATCATAATTCATTTCAAGAGGCAACATTATTTCATAATCTTGTTTTAAATATTGTGTATTATTATTATTGCAATTTGAATAAACATTTTTTATTGCCAAAAAATATTTATCAAAATTTTCGTAATGAATTTTATAAAAACATGTATAATAATATGATTTTTTATCGTTTAACAATTTTTCTTTGAAAATATTATAAGTATTATCATATTTATTATAAAAAAAATGTTCATTCAATTGATATCGTCCTGATATTTTGAATAAATTATTAAAAACAATTTTTTCTTTTTTTAAATATTCTAATATATATTTTGTTTGAGATACTTCTCCTATTTGTTTGTGTTTTGAATTTGTATCATTCGTGAGTTGTGGGTCATTATATGGATTAAAAAATTTAGTTGTGTTTTGCATAAGATATTCATACATATATTTGTTATTTGAGAAATCTGAATTATCTATTAAATAGATGTCTGTATCCGGTAAATATTTTTTTATACTGTTTATTGTATCAATTGTTTGATTATATCTTTCTTCTGTAGTATATATACTGCGAGTGTACATATAAGATAATCTTGTTTTTTCTACTATTATTTTGGATGTTATAATAATTATATTTTTTGTATTAGATAAGTTTATTGGTTTTATAAGGGGGGCAATAAATTTGATATACAGGTTATCGTAATAAGGTGTTGATGATATTTTATAATTATAACAATGTGGTTCAGAAGTGGTATTTATGATTGCTTCTTTTGATTTTATAATTATTTGATCAATATAATTTTTTAATTTATCAGCAATTGTTGAAATATTATCGAGAGAACTATTAAAAGATGTAATATTTTGTCTATTTAATGGTAATATTCTCTCGTTATATGCACTATCTATATTATTATAAAATATTGGCAGTCCTGTTTTTAAACTAATGCTCAATGAATAAGACCATGTTTCTGCAAAAATAGATGACGCAAATATCAAACAAGGATCTATATCATATATTATATCAAACACATTTTCATTTAAATAATGACCGAGATAATTTATTTTTAGTTTATCATTATATGGTGCATTTTTTATTGTTTGCTCTGCAGTTTGAGAGATACTACCTAATAAATACAGTTCAATTTTTTTGTCCATTATTTTAGTAAGTTGATTTAATACATCATAAATTAGATTGAATCCTTTATTATAACATACAGCACCTAAATATAGTAATTTTATTATCCGATTGTTTTTTATAGATGGATAATATGCAACAGTATCTTTATAATCTATATCTGGATGATTTTCTATAATATAATTAATATTTGTAAAATTAATTCCTTTTTCTTGAAATTTATAGATTAGGAAATTAGTTGGAAAAATAATTAGTTTACAT